ATACCATATCTCCTTTTATCCACCCTGTTCAGCCATCATTTTAGCCATAGCCGCGTCTGGGGGTTGAGCACTACCGCCCGCTACCTTTCCATCCATACCGGCTGTGCCAGGTTCAGAAGGTGGTGCACCAGGTTGGGTAGGCTGTTGGGTGCCTACTTGTTCTTGAATTTGGCGAATTAAATCCATATCAAAGAACTCGTCAGGTGTATTATCCACCACTTCGAATGCCTTATCTATGAGTTTAGCTTGTGTAAGACCTTGGGTAATCCCAAAGTTGCCTAATACACTAAGTAACTGTATAACTTTGTTAAAGTCGTTCTGCGTTTGTAATCTACCCGATATACCGCGCACTTCGATCTGTAACTCCCTGATGTCTTTAATCCTTTCTTCGTGGCTTAATGATTGAAAGAAACCCCTAACTGCTGGATCACTTATATTTTCAGAAAGGTCTTTAGTTGCAGGGTCATCCATATTTATCAGGTACGTATACAACGCTTTCTCTATTGTTGGTTTAACACTGTGATTCTCTATCTGTGTAGCTATATCGGTAAAGAAGGTATTAGACTGTTGTGTCTTAGTCTGTACCTCAGTTGCCGTTTTACGCCCACGAGATGTGTTCTGACCATCAAAGAACTCTGTTTGATATGAATGGGTTTGTATCTGCTGGTCAAAGAAGTAAGCTACCTGTAGTAAACTCTGCACTACCCCGTTAGGTGGGTAAGTACTTTCCAGCAACTTACCTTGTCCACGTTTAGATAGTAAAAGCCCAGGGTCTATATCCCTAGTTACGGTGTGTGCCATAGCAGGGTCTAGTAACTCACGGTCTAATTCATGTGTACCTAATCCACTAAGAATGGATGAATCAACCATTAAGTTTACTACGTTTATATACTGTTGTATCAACGAACGTAGCTTACTTATATACGGTCTACCATATCGCCCGTATACATCCAGCATAGGATTATGTACGGTATAAGGTGTGTCACCATTAATACCCATGTTGTAACCGAAGTCAACAACGTAATCTCTATTTACAACAACAAAGTATATATCCTCGCATAACAACTCACCACTATCGTTAGTCAGTGCTTTGGTATATACATAATCAATACTAACTGTAGGAAGGTATTTACCACCACTCCCAAGTTCTTGTTTAGCCCCATCTTCTATTGGCATAGATGCTAAAAAGATAGATTGCTTAACCTTATCCAAGTTTATCCATCCAGCCTTTTTTCCTATTCTGTCAAATTCATAGTAAGGTACATCTTCCTGGTGTTCTATAATATACTGATCACCGCTAGGGTCTAAGCGCATATTGCGCGGGTTAATAACATCAATCCTTACCTTACTCTTTGCCTCACTATCCCATACAAGCTCACCATCTTCCAGCTTGGGGAATGTTTCGTCATCAGTACACCAATACGTCTTAGTTACGTACAGGGCGTTAGTCCATGCGTATGCTAGTGCATTGGCAAACACTTCTTCCGCGTACTTGTTATCACGTAGTATTGCTTTTAGTATATCGCTGTATGCCTGTGCTTTAAGCGGGTTATCGTGTTTAACCTGGAAGAACCCTTCAAAGGTATTTACCAGCGTTCTTACAAAGAACTGAGTAATACGGGTTACTAGCTGATCAACAATCGGTATCTCTACCTCTGACTGCCACCGCTGCTTAGGGTTTTGTTTAAACTTATCCCTGTACAGTTCTTCATTCCTATCCCAGTCAGGTTTAATAGTTTTCTGCCAATACTCATCAGACTGTTCCCACACCGCCCAAAAGTAATTCATTATATCCATTGGTGTGATTGTCTTACCGTTAATCGTCACGCCCTTTTGTAGTTTTACGTCTGGCATATATTACTCTCCGTAGGATACTTCTTTAGCAGAGGGATAATAACCCCTGATATTACTGCTATCCCATTTAATTTTTGTATCATCGAGTACCCCTTCCCGTTTTAAGAAAGCGCCTATCATCTTTAGATTGTCGGCTAAATGTATATAATATTTATCGTTAAGCGGCTTACCTGTATTTTCATCCCTTAGATATAACTGCATACAATTAGCAGACAACGCTGCATACGTACCATCAACTAATATCGCCGGTTCGCCTTTGATTAACCTAGATAAGTGTTTATTAAAGGCTAAGATACTTTCTTCGGCGTGTACATATATAACTGTATACTTACGTAGCCCGCTGTCTTGGAATATCATTTCGCTAGTTTTTGGGCTAGTATCGTAAGTACGTCTAGCATCGTGTGGTATTAGTTCATGGAAGTATGTCGCTTGTGGTAACAGTTCTTTTGTTCTTGCTTGCACCCTTTCTATAAAATCGTTTAGTATTTCCTGGTTTCCTAGTAAGGAAAACATAATGCGTACTCTATTGTATTTATCTATCTGGAACGCGGTCATAGCTGGTCTTGCGTAACCCAAATCCCACGCCCTGTACAGAATATCCATATCGTTAAACTGTTCCAGCAGGTTTTCCCGTAGGTGTAAATCAGGTTCGTAAGGGTCGAAGATATGTGTACCCTCTGCTTGTATGTTAAACTTACCGCCGGGGGAGAACCGCCATGCTCTTTCGGATTGGGTAGTCATTCCGATAATCTCTTTAACAGATTCGGAATCTAGTGAGTGGTTGCCATCAACAGTTAGAAAGTAAAAAGACATATTACTTTTCCCTGTCGTGCTAACATCTTCTTCATACTGTGGGTACAAATCAGTGACTACCCATTCCCCTGGTATTCTTTTACCTACTGGTTTACCACCAACAAGGTAAGACATAATAACCTGCCCGCCTTTTCTTAATACTCTGGTTACAAGCTCGTTATATATATCCTGTGGACAAATCTCATCTACCCATATAATATCAAGAGCAGCGCCCGCCATGTTAAAAGACCCACTCTCCATAGACTTAAACTCTATCTGTACATCCCTACCGGGAAATACAACACGTTTAAGTATTCCGTCTTTCTTACCTTTCTCCCATACAACTACCCCACCTTGTTCTTCTATGGTTTTTAAAGAAGGTAATAGACCTATGTCTTTTGTGGGGGCGTATTCGTTAGAGAATAGTAATGACTGTGAACTGTTTAACTGTATCTGAAATGAGGTAGTAATAATCCATATAGTCTTAACACCAAAGGGGGGTTTAGTTATCTCTCTATACTGTGACTTACCTGTTACTTCTTCTGCTACATATGCTGCACAGGCGTATGATTTACCACTACTGTTCTGCCCGTGACCATTAATAACTTTATTAGTATCTTTATGTATTGGTAACTGCTGTGGGTAGGGTGTATAAAAATAGATATTACCATACTTCAATACCTTCTCGGCGCTTATCTCTTTATACTTACGTTCCCTTTCTTCAAGAGTTAATCCATTGAGCTTCTTCCATATATGTAGCTCGCGCGGATCATCCCACCACCATTCAAATGTAGACAGACCCCAATCCCCTTTTACTTCTACTGAACAGTAATAACCAATGTACCAGCCGTTAATTGTACGGTTGGCGTTGATGCATCTGTATCCATTAAAATCCCAATACAATCATCCTGTGCTAAAGTTGCAATTTGCTGTATCGCACCCATACCAAAATCAGTTGCATTGGTAAACGATCTCTTTATAGGTGTGCCGAACTCATCACCGTTTGTCATTGGTAAAGTGCTTGTAGCTTCCTTACCAAACTTAAATGTTACAACTTGTGTAGCTGCTTGTTCTGTCTTAGTAGCAGAGAACACAAAACTAAGAACTACGTTAGTCAATGTCGTTGTACCATTGTAGCAAAAGTAATTGGTACTAACTGACCACTCCGTATTAGGGTCAATAGTTTCTGTAAAAGCAGTTGGTAACACTTCATACGTTCCAGCCGCACCTATTTCTTCTGCTGCGGGTGAGCCAACAGTAGCCATAACAACTGTTAAACCACTACCACTATCTAACACAACAGGATGCTCTACTCCGGCACCATCTTGAAAATAAAGTTTGTTATCTGCTTTTGGGTATACCTTACCATGGTCAGGGTCAGCGCTTGGTGTGGTAGTTTCTGCCATATTTAATGGTAAATTCAAATCCACTATACCAGTAAACGTACCGCCAGCATCTAGCATTAACGCACCTGCTTGGTCAGGTATTGTTACCGCCCTGGCAGCTGTTAAAGTAGGTACGGTGATAGTCATAGTATCAACACCTTCTTCGAAGGTTAAAGCTACATCATCTATATTTAAAATCCCTGTATATGTAGAACCTGACTGTAAGGCTACTTCACCAGCAGCATCACCAAATGTAACTGCCCTATCCGCTGTAAGAGTAGGTGCGGTAATTGTTAATGTATCCACCCCTTCCTCTATAGTTAATGCAACATCATCCAGGTTTAATGTTCCTACCATTGTTCCACCAGCTAATGATAAATAATTCAAAACAAACCATTCACCTGCCGTGTCACAATCACCCGCTGATGGTTCGCAAACAAAGAACCTATCACTATCACGTTCATAACATATCACATCAGCTACCGCAGTAGTAACTGTACAATCGGTAGCATGTGCGGTTAGCGCGCTGCTAGTATTAATTGTACAACTAAAATTACCAAACCCGTCTGACTCCATTTGTGCGTTAGCATATGGATAGACACTAAAGCATAACACTAAAAATAATAAACCTATTAACCATTTCTTCATTATCTACCACCCCACAAATTAGTTGTTAAATCAAACGTAGTCTGTAATGTACCACCATTTGTATACCTTACACGAAAACATTTACCTACGGCAGCCGCGGCATATACCTTGCCGGCGGTAGCTGTATAAGTAAATGAAGATGTGTACTGAAATGTGGGGGATGTTGCAGTTACGCAATCCGTATCAAATGATTGATCTATCATTACCCCACCTGCTGCACTATCATGGCTTGATTCGGTCATAACCACAACGGTACTAAAATTGCCTATTTCATATGTATCACTGGTAAATGTAGCAGCACCGGCTAAAGCTGCTGTAGTATTCTCTGGTAATGTAGCACCAAAAGACATAGCCGACACAGATAAAAACACCAGCGCGCATACTGTTAACCAAACATA